CAAAGTGGGGCGACTGATGCAGATCATGCTGACCCCAAACGAGCAAATGTTGGCCGCGATGGTTGGGCAGTCTCGCTACACATCGTCGAGATTGCGGGGCTATGACAACAGTTCGCAGGACGGTGTCGGCGATCCCGGTCGCCGCGACCAACATGCTGCCGGGGCAGAGATCGCAGTCGCCAAGGCGCTCAACATCTATTGGCCGCCGAGCTGGGATGTCGGCAAGAACGCGCCGGATATCCCCCCGGATCTGCAGGTACGCTGGACGACGCACCATGCTGGAAAACTTATCCTGCGCCCCGGCGATGTCCCCGGTCGTTATATCCTCGTGATCGGTCAGACGCCCGAGTTCGAGGTGATCGGGTGGTTATCGCGTGAAATGTGCATGATCGACGATTTTTTGACGGACTTTGGTCAGCCGGATCGCCCCAAATGCTACGCCGTCCCGAGAGCTGCGCTGCGGCCGATCGCTGAACTTGATTTGGCAGACTGCTAATGCGGTGCCTTGTTTGCCACGATACCGGACAGATCGAGCGCGAGACCCGTGTGGTTAAAGATCAGGTGCGAGTGCAGAAGATTTTCGACTGGGGCGAGGACTGGTGCTTTGAGGACCGCGAGATCGAGATCGGTGGCATTGACGCCTGTCCGAGCTGCACACGCATCGCTGAGATCGAATGGCGGTTGCCGTGAGCATTGAACTGATCAGTCAGGCACTGAATGAAAGCACCGCAGACGGGGTCACGAAGTTGATTTTGATCGGTCTGTGCAATCACGCAAATTCCGATGGCCTGTGTTGGCCGAGCGTGTCCCGTCTGGCGACATATGGCAATTGCTCCGAGCGCACTGTGCAGCGTTGCTTGGCAAAATTAGTGGCGTCAGGTGAGGTCGCGGTCATGCGAAAAGGGGGCGGTCGGAGTGCCACGCATTATCAAATTATGTTGCGCGAACGCAAAGATTTGAGGGGTGACATAGGTGTCACCGGTGACAAGGGTGTCACCCCAGAGGTGACACAGGTGTCACCCCAGCCCCGACACAGGTGTCACCCTAACCGTAATATAACCGTCAATGAACCGTCATTAAGTAATACATCAAAAAATCAGTTTGATGATTTCTGGCAGCAGTACCCGCGACGTGTCGGAAAAGGATCTGCACGTAAGCAATTTGAAAAAGCACTCAAGCTCGTCCCATTCGACGAGCTGATGGCAGGGCTGGTTCGATTGAATGCGAACCTGCCAAGCGATCCGAAATTTATACCGCACCCCAGCACATGGCTATCACAGGAGCGATGGACAGATGAACCAGCTCGTCATTCGAAGCAATCCACAGATACCCGAGAGGGAGGAAATCAGTTCCTCACTGTCTTCAGTCGGCTGCAGTCTGAAGGAAAAAATCAGCAGTGATTTTCAGTTTGTCGGATACGAAGGCGTCAACAAACTAACCGAGCCGCAGCTCCATGCTCTTCGCCAGTCTGTCGAGGCGCACATGGCACCGGCAGATGATGACGATGTCTACAAGGCTTTGCTCAAGGTCAAGCTCCTGACAGCATCGAGGAAACAGTCCGATAGCGAAATGGAAATGCAGCTCAGGACATACGCGAACGAATTGAAGCGGTTTCCTGCTGACGCTACTCTGAAGGCACTCGACCGGATTGCAGACGATCACGAGTTTTTCCCATCGTGGAGAGAAATCCTGATCCGGGTCGAGTTTTTCTGCCGCAGACGCCAGACGCTGATCGCAGAGATAGATCGCGCCTTGCATAGCAAAAGAAGGGCGCAATTGATTGCTGCATCCTGATACCATGATCGATTTGCTGGAGGAGGCGCACCGCACGTTGCGCCGGTTGCCGTGGGCTGGTCCGAAGAAAAAGCAGACATTCTGGCCGGAAGTGGTGCATGACCGGAAAGAAGCGTATGGCTGGGACGATGCCGTCCTCAGACTGGGGCCACCGTCTGGTGACAGGATCGACCGGTTGGATGCGCTGTTGGAATGCTCTCTATCGCTCTCAGAGGCGTCTAGGATCGCGATCTGGGGTGTGGCTGGTAGGGCTAGTTATCGGAGTGTTGCGTCGCTCATTGGTGAGCCTCCTAGCGCGGTTAAGAAGAGGCATTCGAAAGCAATAGCCGACATGATTCTTGCTTGGGACAGACTGGCGACGAAGCCCAGAATACCGGGGTAAATTGTCAAGTTGCATGTGTTGCGTAAAGTGGGTCATTCTGAGCTAAGATCAGCGGTTTTGCATGTCGTTGTTCTGTTCTCTCCCTTGTTGAGTTGAAACTCCCCGGTCTTCGTTGGCCGGGGTTTTTTCTTGGAGGCAATGTGTCCACAGATGATAGCGGCTGGTTCAGCATCACCATCGATGACGAGGAAAAACATCCGCGCGTAATTCTGACGGCAGGAGGGTTTCCAGACGAGGAAGTAGCGATGTGGTTCGTCGAAGAGCTTGAGGATTTCATGCAGTATCTGGTCAGCAGAGACTACTCCGAGGGTGAGAGGATTGACCTCAAAACACACAGCGGCAACGACACGATTAACTGAGCGAAAGAAATGGCAGAAAAATCCAGTGACGCCAAACCGTTAGAGAAATCGCGTTCGAAACGCGGTCGACCGAAGAAAACTCCGAGCATTCGGCTGAAGGAAACGTTCCAGATGCACGGCGAAGAGGCGCTGCGTAGACTGCTTCAGCTCATGCGACAGGACGATGCGCGGGTGAGCCTTGCTGCGACCCAAGAGATCCTCAACCGGGGCTACGGACGGCCCTCACAGGCCGTAGAAGTGACGCAGAACTTCCACGAAGACGTCATCGATCAGCTCCGAATGGTGCAGGACAGGACGCTGACGGCAGCGCGACACGCGGCAGAGGCTGCGGCGGTTGCCGAAGATGATCAGCGACAGTCCGAGATCCTCGATGTGGTGCAAAACGATGGTGCAACCATCATAGAAATGTCAGCAGTATCAAAGGGTTAGGTGGGAAAATGGCAAGATGAATAGTCTCGCCGTATCCCAGAAACCGCAGATTTCCGCCAGAATTGAAGTGACCACCCCCCTGCACCAGATCGGCAAGGGGTGACGTTGACTGTAACAGTCCCATCACCTCCCCGCCGTTTCAAAATTTCAAAACCGGGCTACGTCGACAACGGAAAAATTTTTTTCGGGGAACACATCGAGGTCGATGGCCGCCCCTGCGTAGAGCTGCAGCGCCCTGACCTTGCCGAGCATTGGATCGCTGCAGGTTGGGAGCCGACCGCGCGTCAATCGCTGCCCAGCGTCGTTATCGACTTCGACTGGGTACGCCAAATTTTTTCTGGGAAAGTAAATGACTGAGCTGAACGACCTTGGGAAAGGTCTGGCGTTTCTGCGCGAGAACCCGATTGCCTTCGTCGAGCTGATGGATGCGACCCCGGAGCAATGGCAGCGCGAGGCGTTTGAGGCGCTGCAGACCAATAATCGCATAAGCATTAGATCCGGTCACGGCATTGGCAAGACGGCGTTCCTGAGCTGGGTCACGTTGTGGCAGCTACTCACGCACTACCCGACGAAGGTCGCGTGTACTGCGAACACCTCTGCGCAGCTCTACGACGTGTTGTGGGCCGAGGTCAGCAAATGGCACCGGCGTCTGCCGAAGCAGTTCCAAGAGCTTCTGGAGATCAAGTCGGATCGCATTGAGTTGCGCGGGGCGGCGAATGAGAGTTTTGCGGTGGCAAAGGTCAGTCGGCGAGAAAACCCGGAGGCGCTGCAGGGGCTGCACTCGGAGAACCTGCTGTTCGTGATCGACGAGGCGTCAGGCATCGACAACGTGGTCTTCGAGGTCGCGGAGGGGTCGATGTCCACGCCACATGCGCGAACGATCCTGTGCGGCAACCCAACGCGTTCTGAGGGGTATTTCTACGAGACGCACACAAAGATGCGTCATCGCTGGAAGACGATGAAGGTTCCGAGCTGGTCAAGCTCACAGGTCTCCGACGAGTTTGTCGAGGACATGAAGATCAAGTACGGCGAAGAGTCGAACGTGTTCCGCGTCCGTGTCGCTGCTGATTTTCCAGAGGCTGATGACGATGCAGTCATGGCGCTTTGGAAGGTCGAGGCTGCGGTCGACCGGGACGTTGAGGCGACCGGGGCTGTTATCTGGGGTTTGGATGTCTCGCGCACCGGCAAGGACAGATGCGCACTAGCCAAGCGGCACGGCAATACCCTGCTGGAGCCGATCAAATCATGGCAGCGAAACGATTTGATGGTGACGGTTGGCATGGTGGTCGACGAGTACGACGCGACGTATGGGCCGCTACGCCCGGAGGCGATCTGCGTAGACACGATTGGTCTGGGTGCGGCGGTTGCTGACCGGCTGCGGGAGCTGGGCTATCCGGCGGTTGATGTAAACGTGTCCGAGAACGCGGCGGTGAAGCAGCGTTTCATGCGGCTGCGCGACGAGCTGTGGTGGAAGGCAAAAGACTGGTTCGACGAGATGGATTGCAAAATCTGCAAAGACGAAGAGCTGATCTCGGA